CAAGTTGGTTGGGGGCTCTGGTGGATCATTGAGACTGCTAACGTCCCGACGCTGCAGAATCTGGTTACGCTCAATGTGTGCGTACTTACTGCCGTTATAAGCGGCAGCTGTAACGGTATAAGTGCCTTCACCGTTTTCAACAACACTGATGACGCGCCAAGTGCTTGGCTGCAGCTGTGACCAGCCAATCAAATATGGCGCTCCGACTGTTGGAGCAGCACTGAAAGCAGAACCAGCGGTAACAGTGTTACCAACAATCGTTGATCCTGGAGCGATCTCCTGAGTTCCATCAGGCAGGACAACATGCAACGTAAAATCAGAAGGCGCTGATCCGCCAAATATCTCAACATCACTGCGATTTAACTTCACTGACGTTGTTGTTGAGCCAGCAATACAACGGCCAGAAACTGTCCGACCGGCTCGAACTGGATCAGTGATTTTTATTCGATCACCAGGACGAACCGTAATGCCAGCAGCAAGATCAGTGTCAAAGGTGACGACTTCAGTCTCTTCAGCATTGGTGTAAAGCAACCATTCACCAAGGCGACGGGCTTGACCTTGGCTAGTGCAAGCAAAAGCATCAATCGACGTTTTTACATAACCAAACTTTTCAATGCCCTTGTTGTCCTCAACCAGCTCGTACTGATAATCGCGAACATCATTGTCAAACCATTTGACTGACACACAGGTATAACGTGTCTTACGGCTTGAGCCCGAATAAGTAAAACCAGCTTCAGTAACGTTCGTTTGATTAAAGAGATACAAATAGTCTTCAGGACGATCTTGGGAAAAAGCAAGCGTTCCGGCTTCCCAAAAAGGCATGGCTCTAAAGACAGAGCACATTTGACTAATCAGCTTATAAGCGTCTTGCTGCGTCTGAATGACGACGTTACAGCTAAACCTTGGCTCAATCCCGCCGTTCAAATCATCAACTTGTTCATTGCAATACTGGGACGCCGCATAAAAACTATAAATGTCCAGATCTGCTGCTTCAATGTGGTTTCCAAGCCCATACCTTTTGTTTACCAAAAGATCATATAAACACCAAACAGGATCTGAAGTCCAAGTAGCAGCCGTCAGTGTTCCATTAAACGTACCGGAATAGGAAATCCGCCCGTCAGATTCAATAAACGAGTTGTGGGGAACTTGGACCTTAAGACCCCGCAAACGATATGAACGACGAGGGATCTGAGAAAATTGTTGGGCATTAATCTTTAAGCCAAACAATGCACTGTTTGGATATCGAGTTTTGTAGTTGATCCTTTCTGTGTAGTCGTACCAGAAGAAATCACTGTTTTCAGTCTCGTCGCCTGAAGGAGGAGCGTCTCTGTTGACACGCGAAACACGAATTGCAACAGGAAAACTGCCGGTAACCTGAAATGCGTGTTTTCTTTGAAAAAGATCATTGGTTCGACCCTTGATCTTAAAATTACTGCCATTGCTCAGGCTAGTAAACGCACCCCCCGCATAAGAAACTTCAATTTCGTATTCAATTTCTGCTCCTTCAACGTCCCCGTTGTCTTTGAAAACTTGAAGGGCTGGAGTTCCAACCGTAACTCGAAATGAAGTTACATCTGTATCTGTAATCGTGCGAGTGACTGGCGTCGATTGAATTACTTTTACGCCAACTTGAATTGTTGTCTGATTGAGAATGTCCAGCCTTTGCAAAACAGACTGGTCTTGAGTGCCGTAACGAAACTCGTAGGCAGCATTGGTTGTTACGTCAAAGTTGTAATCAGAAGCTTGAGCGTTTGCAGGATCTGCCCCTTGGCGTAAAACCTGAGTGTTGTCAAAGAAAACGTCTTTCAGAGCCGCACGGTTATATGTTTCAGTTCCTCGGGTATAGCCCGAAGCAGACGGAAACCCTTCGATCTCGCCCTCGCAAAGCAAGTCGATAATTCTTGCTATTTGATACGAGTCAAGATCGTCCTTGGCGACATCAGCAGATCCACCGCCACCGCCACCGCCTTTGCCGCCACCGCCGCCCGCACCAGCAATCCACTTGTCAGTCATATCAAACCTCCTCGGTGTTTAGACCAGCAGAAATAGTAATACTGCCTGTAACAACTTCTCCATAAATAACAGGAACAACAACTCCAGACCGCGCAACGTTTTGAACACCGCTGAAATTAAAATTTTCGCGTGGGTCGGAGTCCATCTCCGCCGTTCTAGGCGTAGGCGAAATAATTCCTGCAACACCTGAAAGCACCAAACCAGCGCCAACAGCGCTTAAGGCTGTTCCAACAGTGGTCAGCGTTGCTATTGCTCCTGGAGCAAGTGGGCCAAAAACCCCCATTCCCGCTCCAAACATCCCTGCCCCAGGGAACAAGAACGACGCGCCAATCAAGGCAGCGCCTAGGAGAATTGTCCCAGTATTTCCGCCCGCACCACTGACGACAGGCACAATCCGAATTGGCTCAGATCCTGCAGCCGGATAGCCAATAAATTCTGGGTGATCACCGATTGGCAACTGATGCCTTCCAACTGACACCATATATTCGCCTTCACTTAGTACAGGGCGAAGACTTGGGAAGTTGGCCAACAAAAATTTGATGGCTTCCCCAGGAGTGCGTGCCACAGCCTTAAAGCTGCGCTGACCAAGGTGCTTCGCCAGCTTTCCGTAGACCTTGATTACACGCATCATCTCACTGGCCTCCTTGATAACGGACGATGCGACCGGTGTTCTTTTGATAATAGCCGCCCCAGATGTCTCGGCTAGACAGGCGACCCTTTACGTGATGCAAAAGCCGTTGCTCACCCACATAGACACCAACATGATTCAAGCCAGGCGAGTCGCCTAAACGCATGAACACCAAGTCCCCTATCTCTGGTTGGCTGGTTCCTGCGTCGTAAAAACCCGTCTCCTCAAAACAACGCTCAAACATCGGATCAGCATCAAACGCCATGTTGTCTATGGGGCGATCCCAGTCACGCAGTTCAATACCTCGTTCTTCCTGATACCAGTCCCGTACCAGCGTCCAGCAGTCGGATACACCCCACGCCCATTGACGACCTATTAACGGGGCCTTGTAACCGTTAGGGTCAATGCTGCACCACGTTCCAGAACCTGGATTGCAGATATACCAACGCAAACCAGACTTTTCACATCCCATGCGGTCTGCATCACTGGCAATCGCTAATGACTTGGGATGGCTGTGGAACACAGCTGTAATCTCACCAGCTTCTTCCGCTTCCGCATAATCGTTAGGAGACAGCACAAAAAAATCGCCATCGTCAGACAGATTTTCGCAGCGCCAATAACGCTCACGCCCTTTGACTACGACAACCAAGCCGCACGCTTCGCGTGGTGACGTTTCTAACGCATGAGTCAGTGCGTCAGCTTTCCACTGCGTCATCCGATGTTCCGACCAAGTGACGGGAATGATCCAAACGGTAGTCCATTCGGATCATCCTTAAAACGTCTGTGACAACTATCCAGTCGCTTGCCGCAAGTGTCTTCAGGTGGAAGATTCGTGGTTGTAGTAATCGTTGGCTCTTCAGTGATGTAAACACCGTTCATGTCAATCTCAGTGTTGCCAACATCAGTGACAATTACCTTAAGCTTGCCCCTGTTACCTATTTGAGCAATGTTATTACTAAAGCCAGTTGTGTTGGTAATTTGAACAGCAGCACCAACAGTAGTCAACGTTCCATAAGACGTATTTCTAAATGGATTTCCACTTGTTGTGGTTTCAACGAGGTTCACTGTTTCATTAGGAGTAAATAAACCTGTAGAGCTAACAAATGATATTGAAGGCTTGCTCCAAACAAAAGACTCGCCACTAAAGTGATTCGGATGACCCTCGGCAGATAGCGAAGAAGCTGTAAAAGCAAGGTCAACAGTTAGTGTTCGCGTCCCTAATGTGTAGGTCTTTCTCACCGTATTAGAGTCGGAAGTGCTATTAGCATTCCTGCCATTAACTTCATAACCAAACGATCCACGGCGCCCCTCAAGAATGTCTGCTGGATACCAGTTAATAAACGAAAGTGCTGAAACCGCTCCCTTTTGGTTTGTATCTTGTCCAGTCCAAATAACTTCATTAGTCTGACGGTCATACATGACCAAATTGCCGTCAATTTGCATTTTTAACCTGTATTGACCAGTTCCTTGAGGGTTTCTAACGCCTTGACCATGGTCCCAAACGGCAGTGCCTGCCTTGTCGTAGATCACCAAATTGCCGTCAGGTTGCACACGCAACCGATACCAACCCTGTGATGAAATTAACTCTTGGTTTTCAAACAACTCGTTACCAGCAGTTAGCTGGTTGTCGCCAGTGTTAAACGTGAGATTAGGAGCTGCTGTCGTGACTTCAGCAACATCATTTTCGGTAAATTCAGGACCGGTATAACCACATTCAGGTCCGCGATACGTCCATTGACAAATGTTGTCCAAAGCAATGCGACGTGGAGCAGTCACGCCTTCCATGTCAAACACTGAAACTAATTCAAACTCAACTAAATCTCTATTCTCAGATACCTTGCGATCGATGTAATAAATGTCTCTAGGCATTTCACCCGTAGACGTAGGGTCAGGCGTCCCGTAAGGGTTCGTATTATTCTCAAAGTTGGCTGCATCTAAAAAACGACTTAGCGTCCTGATTCGAGTCAACTTCGCTCCAGTGAGGTCATTTCCAGGCGTTGTTTCGTTTACAGACAGCAGGACTGCTGTAACAAAACTGTTCGTGTTGGCAATCCGAAAACTAGGCCGAGGCAGCGTTCCATCACCTTTAAACTCAAATCCGTCTGCTTCAACGGGTAACGCAATGTAAGGATTGTTTTGAAAAATAATTTGACCGGTTGTTGTCTTTTGGTTGACTCCGCTAAAAAAATAGTGCGTCTCACTGCTGCCGTGAATGGCCGCGTTTAGCTCAAGCTGAAATAGCTCGATTACCGCAAATGGGCTGGACGTAAGCAGGTTCTCAAAAAGTTCACTCATATCTCAAAGACCTGTTGGAACGTGGCAGAAACTTGTGCTCTACCAGGAAAGTTAATCGTCTTATCCCATTCCGGGCAAATCCATTTATACGTTTCCGTTTCATCCGGCGGAGACCAGTCAAAACTCTCAGCTCCGCCTCTTGCGTCGAGAAACGCTTCGATCTCATCCGCCCCCTCTTCCGTTACGTCCCAGGTCAATGTCCACACCTTGGGGTCCTGGTTAAGGCCATAAACAAGCCTTTGTGAAAAGCCATCACCGAACTGGACCCTACGCACACGGGGCTGGCTGCGTTTGCTTGCGCCAACAAGTGGGTCGTAAGAAGGAAAGGTAGCCATCAGCGGGTAAGGAGCCCTCCAGGCCGTTTCTGCTTAACCAATTCTGCCTGAACTGCCGCTCCAATCAAACGGCCAAGCTGACCAGCCTGTGCATCGTCGCC